ACTTTTTGACAAATAGGTTATAAGTTAGTGAGTCAAGAGTAGCAAGCTTATCTTTTTCAGCACTCTCGGGAGTTGATGTCATTTTGTTTACTATTTGTGTTTCCAATAAGACTTTTTCTTTTACTGGAATACTGTTGTTGAATATTTGAGATATTGTAGCAAGGTTTTTGTAGTCAGACACAAAAGTATTGAAGATTGAACCATTTGATACTTTATTTAGAATATTTATAAGTTTTGTCTGTTCATTGAATATTTGTTTTTTATCTAAAAGTTCATATTGAAACTTTGCTTCATTTAGTATCTTTTGTGCTATATCATTAGAAACTTCATATGACTCATGAACAGCACGATACAAATCAAGTTCTTTTTTCAAAACTTGACCGCGAGAGAAAAAAGACTTACAAACTTTTACAAGAAACTTTTTTTGTTCTTCATTTTTTTGTAATACAGCATTTGTTATTTCGCGAACAATAACTTCATATAAAAAAGCAGTATTTCGCTTTTTGTTATGTTTAGTCTTCACTGTTTTCTTTGTTTCTTGCATTTTTTTTCTCCAAAGAACTTATAAGTTGTTTCAAGTTGTCGTTGTTAGATAATATTTTTTGCTCAACTATATTACTGTCTTGCTTTTTATCTGCTTCACTCAACATCTCTTCACTATAACTATTTTCATATTGTTCGTAAATACCATTACCAAGGCCAAATAGTTCTTGTGCGCCAGAACCCATGACATTTCTCATTGAACCACCACCGAGTTCTTTACTGAACTTTGACTGATAACTTCTTGTTCTTGCTCCTGTTGGTCTGCTATCTCCACCACGATATTTTACAGGCATATACATTTTGCCTCTTGATGCAGGAGTGGTTGTTAGTTTATCGTCTCTTTTTCCTGGTGCTGCTAATAATGGACCTGCTTCTTCTCCACCGGCTGGTGTTTCTGCTGGTGTTTCTGCTGGTGTTTCTGCTGGTGGTGTAGCACCTGCTTCTGGTTCAGAAGTAAGTGTTCCCAAATCTATACCGGGACCACCTTCTGGTCCACCGGCACCAGTATCTCCACCAAGACCACCAGTATCCATTCCACCACCAAATGCATCAGCATCACCGGCTGCGGCTTCTTGCTCTGAACCTGCTTTTTCAACAGCGGCTTTGAACTTGAAGTCAAAGAACATTTCGCGTTGATTTCGTAAGAATTCTTCGTCGGAAAGACCAAATATTTTTTTAGCAACCCAACGTTTGGAGAAGTATCCTTCTGTTGCTGCGCTTGCAACTTCAAATTTTGTTTTCCAAGTCTCTAACTCTTGTAGTTCTGCTATTTTACTTGGGTTGTTTAGTTTTAGTTTGAACTTGATAAGGTCTTCGTTTCTATATCCAAGAACAAACAAATGAATAACGCCTATCTTTTCAAGTTCACTTATAACAGATCTTTGAAGGCGCTGAATAGTTCTGGCGAAACGAATATCTTTTTGTGCCAGTGTTGTTTTATCTTCTTCTCCACCTTCACCACGAGCAAGATAAGACTGTGGAATTTTTATAGCAGAAAATAGTTTATCTCGTAGATATTTTACATCTTCTATATCACCAGTATATTGACCACCAGCAAGACTTTCTATTTTTGTTGATTGCTGTCCGCGAACTGGAATAAAATAGTCTTCTTCTATTGAAAGCGGATTATAGCGTAAATCAACACGACCAGTTTTTTCATCAACAACTTGATTACGTTTTAGAGCAGTCATTGCTTTTTGCATGAACTGTTCTACATCGTTTGGAGCAACATTTCCTACATCAACATAAAAAACACGACGCTCTGCAGAACGAACAATACGATAAGCCATCATGGCATCTTCAAGTAGTGTCAGTTGTCGCCAAATACGACGGGCTGGTTCTAAAACTGATGTTCCATATGGAGCATACTTATCATTTCCAAGAATACGGAAATGACCCATTTGCCAGTTCTCAAATGTCATTCCGCCACTATTCCACTGAAACTGGACATAGTTTGGATTTTTTTCATCTTCTCCTTCAATACGCTCAACTTCATAGGGAGGAAGACCTATGGCGTTTCTTATACCATCGCGTTCATCTATATCAAGATAAAGAAAGAAGTCACCGAACTTACACATAGTTCGTGACCAACCAAAAAGATTGAACTCAATGTTTAGTATGTCATAATAAAGACTATGAAGTATGTTTTTTATTTCTTCATTCGGACAATCTATAGTTAGAACTTTTTCCAGTGAGTTGCTTGTTGTCATTTCGTCAGCATAAATGTCAAGTGCCGAGGCAATTTCTGGAGTATATTCCATTTGTTCAAAGTCTACATATCTTTCAGCACGGTTTTGATTGGCCATGCTTTGAGAATGAACATAATCAAATGGATTATAGGAAGACTTTTTGAACTGTTGGCCTTGCGCTGATTGAAATCTGTATTTGTCTAAACGACGGCGGCGTTCGCTTTTATAGTTTTGTTGGCGACGATTGACAATAGGACCAGAAAATAGTTTTGTAAGTCTTTTGAAAAGACCATTGTCTGGGTTATATGGACTTTTATCTTGATTTACTCTACCTCTTTTTGAGGGAGTTATGTTACGAAAGTCACTTCTATTCATTGGTTTACTATTGTCAGCCATTTATTTATCCTTTATATAGCCAGTCATACATTTTGTAGAACTCTTTTAGTTCTTTTTGATTTACTCTTTTTTCGTCTAACGAATAGTTGCTATTATAACCTATCTGGCCAGGTATTTTAGTCTGAACACGAGTATTTGCCATCGTTATAGCATTAAACATTGCTTTTGTATATTCAACATCTCGTTGTGAAGTTGTAAGTGCCGTATCGCGCACCCAACAAGCAATAGCAAGCGACATTGTAAGATCGTCGTTTCTATTTTTCATTGCTTCTGGTCTACCGTTATTCCACACAAATGTAGATAGTTCTTCAACCATTCTATTAGAGTATATTTTTATCATCTTATTTCGGATAAACTCTTCAAGTTTTGCCACTATGAGTGGTCTTGTTTTTTGTGTTGTTGTAAAGCCTGGAACGCTGTTGGTCATGCTTTCTGCTTGAACTTGTTCTATGAACTCATGTGTTGATTTTATTGAAAAATAAATATTTGGATATTTTCTTTCTATAAGTTTATCAAGAACATTGTAACCAATATTATTATTTTCTACAACAAGAAGCGCAGTATTATATTCTTTACCTGTCTGAAAAAGCATATCGGCATAAATATCAGGTGCTATTTTACCCTGATATTCTGCTACTTGTTCCATTGTTTCAAGTTTTATAACATGGAAAGCAGAAAAGTCTTTTCCATCTCCGCGAGCAACATCGGCAACAAGAAGATAAGAAAAGTTTTGTCTTGCTTCTTCCCATATCCAATAGTTTCTATCAAAACCTGTGCGATATTTTGGCTCCAAGACACCTTCTCTTATTTCTTGTAGATCTTGTGAGTTTATTACGCCTTCACCAGAAGCATTGAAGCTGCATTCATATTCTTGCGCTATATCTCGCCTATTCATATTACGAGTGGCAGCTTCAAACCAATCACGATCTCGCTCTGGATGGGCATCCCAGTTTAGTTTTACAGCGTGAAAGTCATTAGAGTTATTTTCAGCATTTATATAAGTTTCATGAAACCAGTTTCCAACACCATTTGGAGTTGAAATAGCAATACAGCGACCACCAGTTGATAGTGTTGGAAAGATACTTTTCCATAAATCTTCCATACCTTCAACGAATGCCGCTTCGTCAATAACAAGAAGACTTAGAGCTTCCGAACGACCAGCACTTTCACTTGTTGATGAAGCCTTGATCCAAGAACCATTGTTTAGTTCAAAGCTGTTTCTATTGTCTATAGATATATCGGCAATATTCATCCAACTTGGTAGACTTTTTATCATCTTTTTTACTTTTTTTACAAGGTTGGCAGCAACATCAAGCTTTGTCGCAACAACAAGAACGCTTTTTTGTCTACGAAAAAGAAGCATCCAAGCAATGTAGCCCGCAACAGCGGTTGATAAACCTAACTGGCGAGCTTTTAGAACTATATTGAAGCGATAATCTTCAAATGCTTTTATTGTTTCTTGCTGATATCCATATAAACTAAATGGTATCAAGCCTTTTTCTGGATGCGAGATCTTACAATAGTTTGTAATGAAGTATGTGGGATCACGCCCACACTTCTTTATTTCGTCTCTTACTTGATCTTTTGTAAGAACATAACTCATATATCATTTTTTGGTTTTATCACACCATTGTTGTGCTTGATGATCATATCTTCTTTTTTGGCTTTTTCATTATCTTTTATGGCGTCTTTTATAGCCTTTTCGCCCTGTTGTTTTGACAGTTCTTCAAGAGCTTCTTCGTCAAGTTCAAGAACATTTTCTTCAACATATTTTTCGTGAAGTTCAACTTCTTCACGAATGATTTGCAATAGTCTTTCTTTAGTTATTTTCATTTCTTTAGTCCACCTAATGCCAGCCATTTTTGAAATTGCTCGCTACGCTCAACATCTTTTTGATCTTCAAGTTTTGGCATATCAACATCTTTTATTTTGTAATGACATTGCGCTGTTACAAAAACACGGATTCTTGATGTTTCTTCAACAAGCATCTTTACTTCGCCATATTTTTCAACATTCAGTTCTTTGCCTGATACCTTCTTGAATTCTTTTTTTAGATATTTTAGTGCTTCCGCAATATGTTCTTCAACTTGTTCACCAAGTTTTGGGCTATGTGCCTCTTCAAGTTTGAGTTCTGAATGATATGACACTATCAAACATGGAAAAGAACCATCTTTTGCTGCGTGATGTGTTACGCGAGCACGAAAACCATCAAGGAGACGACATTCACAACTGGTAAATGCTGGGACTTCTTCACGGCGCAGA